ATTCATATAATGTAGGTCTTCCATGCCCTGGATCACGTGGTTTATGTCTATTATTTTTAGTATCAAACTTAATATCTAACGGAGGATTTTGATTAGTTCCATGTACAGTAAATGTAATACCGTGTAAATCTTGTTGCATTTTTTCTACATCATCTAGTTCTTCTCTTATTTGATCAGTACTATAAAACGTATAATGACTTTTAATTAGTGTTGTTTTTGTAATTTCAAGTATTCTGTCTAGTACACTTGTACTCCATTTAGCATTATACCACCCTTTTATAGGGTTAGCAGATGTTATTACATGTATTTCTGCATCTGGTATATGTTCTTCACAATAGTTTATTAACATCCATAGCAGTATGGCACTATCGGCACCACCTGATATATTCATACAAATCTTTGTATGCGGTTCTGGTATTGTAAATTCTATTGTCTGACCTATATCGTCAGTATATGTGTGCGTAGGTCTTTGCATAGTACTATTTATAAAAGAAAACGGCGTAGTTAATTAAAACTACACCGTTTAGTTTTCACTTTGGGAGGAAACGTGAATCTTAAAATCTTTTAACGCCAACCATCTCGAGTACGTTGTTCTTTTGCCCAATCTGCTGGGTCTCTGGTTCCAAACCTTTTCTTAATTTCATCTTGTGTAAACACAGGAGGTAAATCACCATCTTTATTTATATCTACTGGTATATTAGGTTCATCAGCACTAGCATCTTGGTTGCCTATGCCAAGAACTTTTTGTCCAAGCCATTTAGCATTATGCTTTAGGTTATCAACACCTTTTTTAAGTGGGTTATCTTCCCATGGCCTTACTTGTAGTCCGACCTTACTTAAATAGTGGTTAATATCATCAACAGATATTGAGAATTCTGCTAGAGTTTCATTGTCTTTTACAACAATATTATCAGTTACTCTTTTTTTTTAGATATTGGGACACCTTTAAATTCTTGGTATGCTTCTTTTATATCTTCAACTTTATGTTCTTTTAAGCCTACTTTGAAATCTTCTGCATCTAAATATCTTTTTAAACTTAGGTTAACGCTTTGTGCAAAATTTTCGTATGGTTCACCATGTGATGTAGCTTCTTCTTCAGCTGCTCCATCTGGTGTATTTGCCCATTCATTAATTTTTTTAGTAATTGCTTCTTCGCTTAAACCTGAATTCTTTAAAAGTGTAATTAATTGTGTAGTATCCATAGTTGGAGCCTCCGTTACTGTTTCTTCTGTGACTGCATTACAACCGCATTTACAATCTGGACCGCAATCGCAATCTGAACCATGTCCGCATGAACAGTCTTCTTTTAATGTTTCAATTTGTTCTTCTGCTTTTTGAAGATTTTCTTTTACTTCTTTATCTTTGGCTGCTTTTTTCATTGTTTCTTTTTCATCTCCATCACCATCGATATCAGCATAATCTGGTTTTGCTTTTGCTTCTTCAACTGCATCATCTTTCCCACCATTTTTAGCGGCTAACATTTTTGCAAATGCTGCCTTTTGTGCTGGACTTTGTGCTTCTTCTAATTCTTCTGTTTTCACTGCGTCATCATCAGGCCAATTGCCTCTAGTTGACTTTCCTACTGGATCCATTTCGTGGTGTCTACGGAAGTTTTCAACAAATTCTGTTATGTCTTGTCCGTCCATCCAACGTGCTAATTCATCAACTAAAATATTGTCTTCAAGACCTAATTCGTCTTGTAGTGTATATAATGGTTCTGCAAATTCACCAACTGCTTCTTGTGTTGGTTCTTCTGTTACTGGTACGTCTTTTAATTCTCTTTCTGCTGGAACCTGGCTTTGAGCATTTTCAGTGCCATGTCTAGCAAGTTCTAATATTCTGTCTAAATTACTCATTGCCTTTTTCCTTATTAATCTCAACAGATTCTTCTGTTGATGCTGTTTCACTGTATTGAGCTCTAATGTTACTTGGAGTTAATCCAAGTTCTCTAGTTCTAATGTCGTCTACAGCATTTTGAATTCTGTAAGCCATTTCTCTAATATCTTCTGGACGCGATTGATCGTCTATTTGAAATACCTGTTCAACATACTCGTCTATAGTATTTAAATAACCTTCAATATTGCCTGCGTTGTCTACTGTAACTTCTTCTTCAGAAACTTCTGGAGCTGGGCGTTGAGCATTGTTTGTACCGTGCCTAGAGAGTTGTATTATTCTATCTAAGTCACTCATTGCCTTTTTCCTTTTCTTTTTTTACTTTCATTAATTCTTTAATGAAACTTTTATTATATTCATCACCGTAATGTTCTTCGTGATTAACTTTTTCAGCATCTTTATAATCCATATCTGCTAAAATGCTTTCAACATCTTTACCTTTTCCTGGTGGAATAGCTTCGTCTGGTTCGTGTTCGCCTTTTACTTTAAGTACACCATCAGTTAATCCAAGCATGTTACGAATATCATTTTGTATTTGCCAACCGCTAGCAATTCTATCTGTTTCGAAATCATGTGAGTAAACCTCATATCCCTTGTGATTTGGAAAATCACGTGGAGCACTTTGTAAAATTGTCTTCTTTGCAGCACCGAGTCCTTTTGAGTCGTATTTGCCGAGGTGCTTCTCAATGCGATCACATTGCTCATCACTTAAATCATGTATTGTTTTAATACTAAACTTCCACGATTTCTTCGATTCGTTTAAGTATGTTGAAAATAGTTTTCTCATTGCGGTTTCTCCTATTAATACTATTTATCTTTTTCGTCTAAATTTTTCATAATTTCAGCTAACATTGCACTTCTATCGCCTATAATACGGCCTTCTATGTCTTCTTCATCACCTATTTCATGTTTTTTACCTGCTACATACGCATCAATCTTCTGACTATCCTTCTCAAGTCTGGCTTGACGCATTTGCAGTTCAATCATTTTCATCTTTTTATCCATTTTAGCCTGCTTTGCTTGTAAAGCCGCGGCTATCATTTTTGCCGCACTATCAAATATTGGTGCCGCATGTCTATCTTCTACATTTTTACCCAAATCAACTAAATCTTCAAATGTTTCCATAGCCTTTGTGGCATATTCATCCATTTCTCTATCTAATTGCTCTAAACCTTCAACTGTTGGTAGGGCTATATTAGCTCTGTCTACCATACTCATTTCATTTTCAATAGTAGCTATTTCGTTCTTAACTTCTTCAGTTGTGGGTGCTTGTTCTTCTTCTAATTCCTCAGGAAGTAATTCTTCTAAGTTAGGTAAATTTAATGCTTCTTCTAATTTTTTTGTCATCTCTTTTTCTTCTTGGAATTTTGAGGTTTGTTAAATATCTGATGTTCAGTTATAACCCTAAACGCCATTCCTTGTTGTTTACACCATGCATTAGCTGCCGTCCATTTAGCATGATTAACTACTGCCGCTGCCTTTTGTGCTGTTGTCCTTGCTTCATTTAATGTTTGACTAGCTGGTTTAATCTCAACCATTTCAGCGTGATTCTGCCCTTTTTTATCTTTATAAACAAGTAATAAATCAGGAACATAAGTAGTTTTCTTTCCAGTAAGTGGGTTTTTATAAGGAATTCTGTGTGTTTCACTACCCCAACCTAATATAGCTGGGTGGTTATCACACATACGAAATACTGCTAATTCCCATCCACTTCTATAATGTGGTGTTCTTTTACCTAAGTATTTATCTGGGTTTGTGAGTGTGTATTTTCCGCTTTGGAACTTCGGCATTAGATAGCACCTAAATCATCCGGGTCTGTATCAGTATAGTGAATTTCTGATTCTGGTACTTGTGCTATAAATCTATCACCATTTGGTAATGTAACAATTTGATTCACTCCAGGTTGAAATTTAGTATCGCCGGCATCAACACCCAAAGCAACAATCTCCTCTGCTCTGGCCAATCTTGCTAACATAGCCGCTCTCTTTTTATCTATAGATGTAAGTCCTTTCCCTGTCAGATAAGGTGCTAACTCTAATTTTGTTGGCCAATGTCCTTGCAATGTACCTGTAAACGTTTCTACTGTTGTTTCTGTTACTGGAATTATTGCTGCCTTATTTGATGTAATACTTTCATCTTCTGTAGCAAATATAGCAGATTTGTTTAATTCTTCCAAAGGTAGTACCTGTCCTGCCTCAAGTGGAGTTATTGTTTCAACTGGTTTCTGTAATTGAGGTGGCAATGCTGTATTTGAACTAAGAATATTATATCCTTCGTAATTAAATGACACTCTGAATACTGTAGGACTACTATCCGAATAGTCTAATGTATCAGCGTCTGCGTTTGCAATAAATGGGTGGAATATTTCTATTTTATTTGTTAATGACTTCCCATCAACTCTCTCGATTACCATTTTTTTTATATAATGATTAGTATTTCTAAGTTCGAGACCTTTATTATTAGGGTTTGCTAACCACTCAACATAACTTTCTTCGTTCATTGGTCCAGCAACATAATGTCTTGCATAATTCTTTAGAAATTCTTCAAATGCAGCATCTTTAGTGTCGTATGCTGTAAGTGTTATAGGAGTATAATCTATTCCTGTCTGAACTATGCTTTTATTATTATAATTGTTGATCGTTTGTGATCTATACGTAAACGATGGCATTTGCACATTTGCTATACGAATAAACTTATATGGTTTGTCAATAGTATCGATAGAAACTGTAAAGGAATATTTATTCCTTGGTATTGCAGTTAATTCTCCAGTTTTTAATGCTTGCCCATACTCGTTATATGCTCTTGATCCAATTGCCATTACTGACCTCCTTTAATGTAGGTTAGTTATGATTGTGTACCAGTTACGCCTGTGTTATTAGTGCTACTTGATGCCTCACCTTTTGACAACCAATCATCACCATCAATTGTATGAGTTGCATGATCATAACGAATAGTTAATGTAACTTGAACCATATTACTATCTGCATAGTTCAGGTCTCCGTATTGTACTTGACTAATAAAACATCCTATTAGTTCCCAAGTATCAAATACGCCTGCGGTATTTACTCCGCCATTGTCACCGTCTAGTGTTTCAATTTTACATTCAAATTTATATGCACTTCCGGCAATTGCACTTGATTGATCTGCATGATCAACTTGTTTGTTCAATTGACTTCCAATAGTTTTAATAACATTTGAACTCATATCATCACGTAATACAAGTGTTACTGGTTCCCAAGTATGCTTACCTGCGAGATACATTTTTGAGTTGTATGAGTCAATAACAACTTCTTCATGCGTTAAATTTGGTCGGGATGCACTAATGACATTTTGCGTAGTTTCGCTTTTACGATTCTTGTCACCCATATTTGTGAAGCTTACCCTAAAACGATATTGCAGTTTAGGCATTAAAGTTGTGCCTGCCGCGGCGTCTGTCGGTACTCCAAAATTTGTAATTACAGCCATTTGTTTTCTCCTATAATACTATACTGTAGTATTTCTCTTATATTGTATTTATCAAATCCTTGGTCAAAAAGACGAGTCACTTTGTTTTGGGACTATAAATTTATGTTTTAGTAACATATAACTGTATTTATGCTTTACGGCCAATAAAAAAGGCTACCATATTTCTATAATAGCCTTTTTGTATATTAAATTAAAATATTTAAAATATTAAGCTAATTCGCCTGTATTTACAATTCTAATTGGAATGTAGATAAATTCTGCTGACTTAGTTGGCTCAATTGCCACATCAACATAAAATTCATTAGCATCTATTCTTGCCGCTGTGTTATTTGTTTCATCGCACACAACTGCAAAATCATAAACACCACGCTGTTGCATAATATTTGATAAAAATCCATCAAATGTTGATTTAGCGTTTGCTCTAGTTCCTGCATCATTAGCTTCAAATAAGAAAGGTCTTGAAATAACTGCAAAACGTTCTCTTAAATAAGCTGTAAGTCTTGCAACGTTAACTCTATCTAGTGCTGAAGCACTCGCATGTAATGACTTCTGCCCCCATACTACAACACCCTCTGTAGGGAATCTTGCAATTGGGTTTAGTTTTTGTGCATACATTGCATCTCTAGAACCTTGTGTTACTGCTAATGCTGTAAACTCATCTTCGCTGTTCAAGTAACCAACGTTAGTTGCATTTTGTACAACACCACGTGTTAAACCTGCTGGTGCGAACCATTGATATGATGCATTATCACTATAAGCATATGTATATAATGCTATGTGTGATGCTGGAGCAACAACGTTATCACCTGTTGATGGGTTAGTTGTTAATGCATGTGGATAGTAAACTGCACTGTAAGTATTTGCTGTTACTAGACCGTCTTCACCGTTTTCAGTTGCTGATCCACTATTTTGGACCCAAGCTACTGCTTCCGTTGCATTCATACGTAATGGAGAATCAACAACAATAAATGCTGTCTCATCTCTATCTGCGTTTAATGTTACCATTTCATCATATAGTTCTGTATAGCCTGGTGCTGCAATTAAACGGAAAGATACTGTATCTTCACGTAATTCTGCCGCTGCCGCTGCTAACTGCATAGCTGTTGTAACAACTTTACGCTGACCTAATCTACCAAATGAACCTGAGCCATTTGCATGATTAGAAGCTTTGTTACGCCATTTCCATGTAGTTGTTAGTGCTGTATCATATGCTCTAACAGTTCCGCCTGAACGACACATATTAATACCTGTCATTCCAACTGGAAGTGTAAGTGGATTTGGAGCACCTGCTAATAGAGTTGCTTCAAATGTATCTGCTGTTGTATCATTGGCTGTAATATCACCAAATGAAACACCTGCCGCTGTAGTTTGATCTGAGTTAACTTTTACTACCCATGCTGTACCGTTATGTCTGTAAATTACAGGATAACCACTTGCATCTGTATCAACCCAATAGTCGCCGTCTGCTAATGCCGCACCGCCAGTATCTGTAGTTGGGGCTGTAGTTGTGTATTGTACATCTGCAGCTCTTTTCCATTTTTGTACTCCTGAATCTGCTTCTACTTCGTAGACTGCTAATTCATTAACATCTGGATCATACCACATTGCACCATTTAAAGGTGCACCTGTTGGTTGTGCTACTGCCACTGACATTACAAAACCGCCAGTTGCTACTGTGTCGTCTGTTGCAACGTTGTCCCAATCACTACCTATACTATCATAACGTTTGATTTGTATTCTTGAATTAGTGTTGTCAATATCAAACCAAATGTCGCCATCTGAGAATGAACGTGCTGTTGCCGATGTTCCGTCTTGGAATATATCAGTTGTTGTACCATCTGGTGTTGCATCATCTGCATACACCGGAGTTTGTGTTACCCACGAACCTGATGCTGTTGTATATAAACTTGGTTTAATATCTAAGCCGCCACCCATTGCTGTTGTTTTAACCCAAAGGTCATTTGCTGAAGGTGAAGTTGGTGCTGTATAGTGTGGTGAAAATGTAGTGTCTGCATTAACTAATGGTGACCATACGCCACCAATACCATAATAGTAAGCTATTGATGTGTCTGTTACACTGTTAACTATTTGAACTAAGTAAGCACCGTTGCTTTGTGTTACTGATGAAGTTGCAGGATCAGTTGCGGCAGTAACAATTTCTACTGTTACTGATTGTTCTACCCACGCTGAACCGACATATTTGAAAAGACCCATTTTATTACTTGATGGATTTATCCAATATGTGTTGTTTGCCGCTGCACCCGTTGGTGCCGCTGACTGAGGTCTAAGTTGTGATAAGTTCACATCAGAACGTACAATGTACGCACCTGCCGCTTGACCTAAAAATGAATATGCTGCCAATAAACCGTATTCGTTAGTTTCATCACCTTGTTGAACTGTACCACTTACTTTACGGAAATCAACATTTCCAAAGTATTGTGTTAGTTCACGTTGTGAAGTTACTAGAATAGGCTTTTTTGAATTAGCAGACTTTGTATATTTTGCAATACCATCTGTCTCAGTTAAAGTTGGATCAACCTTATCCTCACCAGTGGCAATGAAAATCATTGGAACCGTACCCGCTCCGGCTGGACCGTATACTGATTCGTCTGTTACTGTTACCTGTACGCCAGGTGAAGTAAGATTTGCCATGTTATAGCTCCTTGTTTTTTAGACTGATATCTAAATTTTACTGTACTTGTATTTATTTAATTTTGTTTAAAACAAGGGTTTACAGAGTTAACTTAGTTGTTAATATGACCTATATTTATCAAAAGTTGCTCAAAACTTTCAATAATGCACCTTTCGAATCCATCGCCCCATTTACCATGAACAATCATATGAATCCTATTTTCTAATCCTCTATTAAGCACTGAGTGTTTTCTTCCTATATCAATGCTACGTGCTTCTCCTGGTTGCCATGGAATTAGTCCAGCATCTTCTTGAGCAAATTGTATTCCTGGTGGATTACTTAATGCAATATTAAATGCAGCCATAGCTCTTGTATGAAAATCTCGATGTGGTTGAATATACCCACCTGGTTCTAATAACATAAATCTACATCTCTGATATTGTTTAATTGGAAATGTATTTTTTAACCAATCTACTGTAACTGGACAATCTTTTGCTATACTTGTCCAATCATATGGAGCACTATTTTCTTCAGTATCAATTCCTTCTTCTATATAATAGTCTGCAGGTTGTGTTCTGTCTGCACTTTGTCCATGAACTGCAATACTACTCCAGCCCGGATTCCAACTGCCTCTGTGTTTAATATACCTTCCTATAAATTGCTCTGCTTCTGCTGCCATTTCTTTATAAGGTACTGGAATATTTAGAACTAAACTTGGACAATTACTTTCGTGAATAATCCACCATGCATATTTTGGTATTATACTATTATCTTCTTTCCATCTTTTAAACTTCTCATCAGGGAGTTTTAAATCTTGATAGTGTTCTTTTTCTTTACATTTCCTAATAAATTGTTTTACTTTATTTAAGTTCTGTAAATTTACTTGTTCCATTTTAACAATTTCCCTATTGGTTCTTCTAACTCCTTAAAACTAGATGTTGGCCATTCATCTATCCAACTTCTATTAAAATTAAAACCACGGTTCGATAACACTAATAAATTATTATTATGTGAAGCATCTTTAATTTTTTTTATTAATTCATTATGTAATTCATACCTTTGCTGAAGGCTATAATAAAATGATGTAGGAAAATAATGAAATATGTTGCTTAAATGCATATACCCTACTTCCTTTTTAACTATATCTACTGTAAAGTCTTTATACTGTTGTGGATCTAGAAGATTTACAAATTTATATACTACATTTATTGTAGGAAGTACATCTTTGATCCATTGTTTAAATCCATCCTTGTTTAACTCTTCTACAATTTCATCAGCAAATTTTAATTTGTCTGTTCCTTTAAATATGTCTTCTTTGTTCTGCTTGGGTGCTATATCATCCATTAGCCGATTGGCAAACTTAGAATACTCAGTACCATTCCATTCATTTATTATTCTCTTTGTAACATTAAGAGCAAACTTACTTACATCATACACAACAATTTTACTATCTTCTTGCAAGTTTAGTTTAAATGCCCATATAAGCGGACTAAGTCCAGCGGCAGGTGTCCATATGCTGTTAAAGGTTCCATCCCATGCAGGAAGAGTATTATTTTTTCTGTATTCAATAAGCTCATCTAAATTAACTAGATCTTCAGTATTAGCAATAAAAAAACCATCTGTCTGTGTAATTTCAAGTGCTTCTGCTAAATTCCTAGGACCGTCATATTCAACTTCTGGATATGAATAATGTTTTTGATGTCTTATTTCCTTAGGCCAAGAAATAACCTTTTGCCCATCTTCCATTAATGTTTTTACTAAGTTCCAACCTTCTAATTTATGCTTGTAATTCTTTAAATTTTCACTTGGAGCTATCCAATGAGGTGTATATTCATCGTGGTGGTTTTCTTTACTACGAATAGGTTCTATTGCTTCAAATGGATCATGCCATTTTTGTTCGCCCCATTCAGGAAATCCAGCATCAGCCCACCAATTAAGGTCAAGCATAAATGTTTGAGGGTGAATGCGATAGTAACTATCAACGTTATCTAATACGTGCCCGACAAATTTAATATCTGTATTAGCTTCGTAAAATTTTGGAAATTCATATTCAAATTTCCATTTTGTTTGAAGTCCTTGTTTGAAGACAAGTATTTTAGAAAATCCATCATCATATGCTTGTTTGCATAAATCTTCTATAGTGTCACTAGCAAATTGTTTTTTAAAATAAAATGACCATTCAACTGAAAGATAATCAGTTACATTTTTTGTATACCCTTTAGCGAAGTCGTTTTGAATTCCATTATTATATAACCATCCTAATGTTAATTCTTTTGATTTGTGTTTGGTACGATACCATTCCATATTAAACATATCTAACTCCTATTGATTATATATATTTATACTATTTTGTCTAGGGTATGTTTTCTGAGTTCTTCTAGAGTAGAAGTGTTTAAGAGTTCAATATCAAAGTCCCATCCTGCCCAACTCCATTCGCTTTTGTGTACGTCTGGATGCCTAGATTTCATTCCATCTACAATATGCATTGGCTTCTTTGAAACATTTGCTTGATTAAGAATAGATGCGTTGCTCCACCATTCTGGTTTATCATATCTCCATACAACTGCTGTTTTTCCGCCTAGATTTTTAATAGCTTGAAGTTCATTAAAAAACCTACAGTCACTTATAACAACATTTTTTTCTGTACTTACAATTTGACGTTCGCATGCGGCTACCCATATATCAGGATGAAAGTGTGTTCTTAATGCATCTGTGCCGACTTGTTGTAATGCAAGACGTGGAGTAAAATTTGGAATATTTAAACGAGTAGCCCACCATTCATCAACTGTTTCTCTCCATACTCTACCTTCTGGCGTATTACCTTCAAGTAGTATTCTATCCCAACCAAATATATTAGAACATGCATCTTTTAACACACCTGCAAAACTAACTCTCTCAAATCCTTCTTCAATTAAAAAGCCAGCCGCAGTATCTTTTCCGTGCCCTATGAGTCCACATATACCAATTATTTGTTTCATGTACGTATTATACATAGAATAAACATGTATGTCAAGTGCTAATTAAAGTAGGTACAATAAAATCTTTAATCATTTCTTCATTTATTGTATCGTTGAAATGTATATGATCACATAGTATTGACTTCTCATCATATTTGTCTACATAGTATTCATGTGCATTCGCAAATTCTAAAAATCTAACTGTTTGTGGTATATGTTCTCTAAAATCAAAACTCTTTTGCCATGTAACAACTTTTATATCTAATAACTCACATAATTCGATAGCTTGTTTACAATCTAATACTCCCCAAAACTCAAAAGCATTGAAGTTATATGCTATATTCTCTTGTACTGACTTCCAAGTGTTAAACTCACGTTTTGTTGCGAACTTTTTATAGTCGATATCTTGTGTTATAGCTCTTATGTAGTTCCATATAGATGCACTATTCTCGTATAGATTATCTGTGATATCATCTAAGTCATATTCTTGTGTCTTTACATTGAACATAGAACGGTTGTTAACAAGTTCCATCAAAATAGTATCAACATTATATTTCTTTTTCAAGTAAACGATTTTGTTTAGGTATAGCTCAGTACCCTTTCCAGAACATGCTGAATTATAAAATTCTATATCTGTTGTATGTTTGTAAAGCCAAGTTTCAAATGGGAGTGCTAAATCATTCTGTTTTGTCTTTGAATTATGATGTGATCCTACTGAAAAACTTGATCCTAATATACCTACTCGTTTCATGTTCTTCTTTTACTTAGATTATTAAAATGTTGTAATAATTGTTTCCAAGTAACTTCTTTTTTTGGTTTTTTAATAACTTCTTTTTTGATTTCGTTAAACTTAAGATTATAAGTTTTAGGTTCTTCAGACGGTGTACATTTTTTATGCATTAATTAGCCTATAACAAAACTAAGTCCTGTGCTACCATCATTGTATAATGTTAATTCAAGTTCTAGTTTATCAATTTCTGCCATAGCGTCTTGACGTAGTTGGTCTGCGTTCATTGTAGTACCACCTTGTGGTCCTGCAATCTGTGTAAACTTACCACGTGCTTCTGCTAATATTAATTTAGCATGTGCAAATGCATAGTCTTTTATCCAAGGACCTGCGTATGTATCTTCTAATAGACTCTCAGTTGGTCTATAGTTATAGCAATACAATACTGCATTGTCATTTGCTTTAATTTTTCTTTGTAGGATTAATTTTTTATCTTGTGGGCGCCAAGTAAATAAAAGTTCAGCACCAAATAGTTTACCCATTGTTTCTCTGTTTTGCTGTAAGAAATCAAATGACGAAAGTCCACCAGCCCTAGTACTACCTAAAAGGTATGTATTAAGATATGCGGCTTGGAATGGTTCTATGTCGTTTCCTGTTCCACTGCTTACACCTGTTGTACGTCTGTAAATATCTCGTACTTCCATTACTTCTGAAGGTAATGTATATTCGCTTTGATCTTTTATTATTTCTAAAATAATAAAACTTTCCTCAACTGCATTTTCAGCTCTTTGACGATATTTTTGAAGTGCTTTATCAGCGGCAAGTTCGTAATGCTCTGGATCGAGTTCTACATCGATCATTCCTCCGCCTAAACGAAGTTCTATTTCTTTTTGAAGTTTATTTACTGCGGCCATTATTTTAATTCTCCTACTATGTATTTATCATAGTTTCTACTTTAATTTCTAGGAATATATGATTCCTTAGGAATGTAGTGATTAGTTAATCCAAATTTATTCAATAATTCTATATTTTTGTTAAACCAGTTGTCAAATACATTTCTAAATTCTTCAGCATCTAACCCAAATTCACGTGTTATCCATTCTCCATTTGCTATTTCATTAAAGTCGTATTCAGTTATATCATAGTCAACAGTTACAGGATCTTCAATATATGAGATATCTACATCTCCATTTATGAATTTAGAAAAATATAATTTATGAAGTGTTTCTACATTATTTATTTCTTCAGCAGAAGTAACTGATATATCTAAGTTATAGTTATTTGGTTGTAATGCTATCCAAATTGTATTATCATATAAGGGAATATCATCATTTTCAATGATATTAGAGAGATAATTGTAGATAGTTTCTATAGATGAGTGTGGAATATTAGATGATGGGGTTCGTAAATTTGTTACAAAAATCAATGGGTCGTTCAGTTTTGCTTGAGTTAATATTGATTTTATTCTTTTTTTCTTATCATCTTTTGTGTATACATGCAATGTTTGATTTTTCATAAAGCCTAGCATATCACAATGTGTTTGCCATTCTACTGGATTGGTGCGTATAATTTTCGCACCTTTAAATAGTTTTAGTTCATCATAGAGATTATGAAGTTTAACTAGATAACGCATATCTTCATGTTTGTCTAGTTCAAGTAATGTGTTAAAATCATGTTCTGTATATACATAGCTGTCAGATTTTAAACCTATAAATATTCTTTCTACTAATTCTTTAAAGGTTGAGGCACTAGTATATTCGTTTGATTCTTTTGATTTTTGTGCTGAAATTAAAAAATAATGACAAAAAATAGTATCAACAAAGTAGTATCTGTTTTGTAAACTCAAATTGATAATATTTGGCCACTGCTCATCTTTCATTAATTGAGAATGTTTTTGTGGAATAATATTAGGGGAGTTATCTGCTATATAATTTAGAATGAAGTCGCCACCCATTCCTCCATAATAACTATAAAATACAAATTTATGTTTATTTCGTTCTAATAAAATAGCCAGTTCGTCAATGGTTAACGCCATTATTTTAGTTCTCCTACTACGTACTTATTTATTAAACGTGGCTAATAGAATAGTCTCTCCGTTGACACGGCCATTTAATTTAGTTTCAGTTGTTTTTAGTGATTGAAACAACTTTTCTGTTTTAGCTCGAGTGGCTTTTTTGATTTGAGGTAAAAATTCATCTGGTTTACGTATTGTTCGTTGCAAACTCTTTTCAGGATCAAACCCTTTTATTGTAGTGCCTTTTACACTAAGTCCACTACCTTCACGTTTTAATCCCATTGGGTCTACATTACGAGCATAATACAGTCCGATCTTGCGGTTTTTAGTGTTAATAACCACCAGTATGCGGGCGAAAATTATCTCGGCAGGCAAGATGCTAGCCAACCCATAATAGGTGTCTGTTTGCTTAAATTTGAGCTTCTTAACAAGGGCTTCTGGGCTCCTAATTCGCACTTTACGTGGCTTACGATTTGCTTTACTTTCTGCCGCAAGTATATCACATGCATCTACTATCTTTCTATATACTTCAAGACATGCTTTATGTTGAGCAGAAGACATATGACTATATCCTTCTTCCAACTGTAAACGCCAATCATCTTTATCATTTTTTGATACCTTTGTATTAAGTTCAGTCATTTCATCTACATTAGGTTGATATAAATTCCGTATAATACGTGAATGTGCTTGTTTTACGCCTGCCGCCCTGAACATATTAACTGGATTAAAACCTTTAACAGTTTTAACATCATATCCACCATCAATCCAATCTTCAAGCCAACATTCAACTTCATCAGTCATTACATATGCGGCACGATGTAGTAATTCTTGAATAGTAGGCTTACGATTGTTCTGCTTATTTTTTGCTAATTCTTTTATACGTCGTTCTGATTCTTCTACACGAACTTTACCATTGGCAATTGCGTCTTTAATATTTTTATTAATAAATTCTGTATGAGGTTTTGGAGTTCCCATTGTACCAGCAAGACTCTCCCAATATCTATTATGCCCTTCATGTACATCTGGACATCCCATAGTAAGCATTCTGCAATAATATCCTACCACTGTACCAAACGAGCCACTGCCTTGTGCCGCTTTAGCACATTTTACATCATGTTTATCATACCCATTCTCAAGCATCCAATCATATGCATAATCAATTAAAATTGTAGACTTATAATTTTTATAATAATATTCTGTAGCACCTGATATAGCATGATGCATTTTTTCGCCAGTCCATTCACTAGCACCTTCCCAACTCGGATCTTTTAATTGATCTGCACGAATTCGCAATGAAGTGCGTCTAGCTTTTTTTCTTTTGATACCTTTAAGTAAGGCCATTATTTTCTCCGTGTTATATTTTGTAGTTATCAATAAGAAGAAAAATTCGTTGTTTTACGAATATATTCAATTAAAAACAAGTTTACAACGAAAATGGAGTTTAGTCAACCTTTGCAAAACCAGAGCTGGCAACAACGTGTTTAATTCCATCTGGGGCTTCTACAACATCAGCAACACTAAGGCTATGCATTTTAGTTAACCTTTCAATGTTTTCTTCTGGACCCATGTTTCCAACATGAAACACATCTTCAAGTCCATCAGCAGTAATATTAGCAACATGAGTATAGTAACCTTTATTAAAAGCATCACTTGCTAATGCACCAATGTTATCAGCAAAATTCATATCCAATTTTGCTTTATGATGAGGAACACTGTTATGTCCTTTATCATTAATCATATCAACATCTGCATCTGAGAGTTGTATTTGGTAAATTTTATATGTTTTATTTAATTCGTTACTTCTCATTATAATGCTCCTTGTTTTGATTTCCAAGTTTCTATAACAGTTGTATACCAACTTGGGTTAGTGTCTTTAAGAATTGTTAATGGTGTTTCACCTTTTTCCATAGCCGCTGTATAACTTTCTACAGTATGACTATTAAGAAGTTCTTTAAGGAACTTGGCCTTAGTAAAAGGTCCACCATGTTTAAAACGTGCAATAAAAATGTCACGTTCACCATTTTCTAGGTTATATGTTAAATACCCACCAAAATAACTAAATTTTTCTTTTTTAAACATATTTTAACTCCTTATTTTTAATTAACTATAACTATAGTATACAGTAAGATGTCTTACTTGTCAAGTTTTTCTGCCACAAAAAAATCCTTATAAATCATAGACTTACAAGGATTCTTATTTTTTTTTGAAAATAATACCCAATAATCGTCAAATTATCAGGTATTTTTGGTTATTCCATCTCTTTTATCTTAGCTTCAAATTCACGTAAACGTTTGTAAACACTAGCCAATTCAATAATAGTTGGCCATGCTTTAAACAAATATTGAAGTGAACCTTCAACACGTCCAAATGCACGTAAAATCTGTTGCATTACACCAAGTGTCATAACACCTGCAATAATTGCTGGTGCTAAGAAGATGTATCCTGCTAACACATTAGCCTGCAAGTATGCAAGTCGTCCTATGTTAAAATACAAATATCTCAAATAACTCTTATAGTGAATGTTTCTTACACCGTCAAATAGCTCTTCTAATGACTTTGGTCTTATGCTTCCATCGTCTTCAGCAACAACTAGGATTTTCCTATATGCTGCTTCCTTCTTCTGTAGGTCATATTCAATGCCTACAAGCCTTAGTAACCAAGCCAATACAATCATTAGTATAGTACCACCAACTGCCCATATAAGAGCGCCAGCTATTAATCCATACTCCCAATCGCCGAACCATAGAATAGGAATACCAATAGATAATCCCACTAATAATGGGAAAAATTCTACCAATACCATAACACTCTCAATCAAAGCAGTGCCCAGGCTTTCCATAATTCTACTGAATTTAATAGTATCTTCTTGTACCCGCTGAGCCGCACCTTCAATGGTACGTGCTTTATCGTATACACTATGATACCATTCGACCATACTAGCTCTCCAACGGAATAAAAAGTGAGCTGTTAGAAATGATGTAGCTAGTCCTAAGACAATCCACAACGCCGCTAATTTACCAAAACTGGCTAAACTACCCCAATATTCACCTGCTGTGATGGCATTTGGAGTTCCTAACGCTTTTTGAATCATATCGTAGAAACCACCAAACCAATGGTTAATTTGAACATCTATTTGAACTGAAAGCCAAAGAGAAGTTAAAATTACTGTTGAGCCAAGATAGGCCCAAACGGCCCATTTTTTAGATTTGAAAAAATCAAACATAATGTTGTCTCCTTATAAAATGCAGTGTCAACTTCTCTACTATTACTAAACTAAAGTTAACAGCATACATAACTATTTAGCCTATAACAGAATATATAACACTATAGAAGGATAAATACAATATAACCGAGGGAAACTGACAAATGCCAAGATTAAGTTTATATAAACCGTTTAAAGGTAACGACTATACGTTCATGGATAGAGCTATCCGTGAACAATTTGACATAGGAGGAACCGGTATACATGTACATAAGTACTTAGGCCCAAATCCACAAAAAAATTCAGATGACCCTAGTGAACCTAACTACGGTAGTGGTTTAGAAATAGATAATATAACTGGTGAAGAAATTAACCCAGAAGGTTTAATAGACGAAACGAATATACAAGATCTATTGTTTATGGAAAATAGAGATCGTAAATACGATCCAGATATTTTTGATTTACGTGGTGTATACAATGTAAGTGATAATGACTTTGATTTAACACAATTTGGTTTGTTTTTAACAAACGATACATTGTTTATTAGTTTTCATATTAACGATATGGTAGAACGTTTAGGACGAAGACTTATGCCCGGTGATGTAATAGAATTACCTCATTTGCGTGACGAGCTATTGCTTACTGCTGAAAGAGATGCTATTAATAAATTTTATGTAGTACAAGATGCGGCAAGGGGTAGTGAAGGATTTTCGCAAACGTGGTATCCACATATTTGGCGTGTTAAAGTAGCACCATTAACAGATACACAAGAATATCAAGATATACTTGGTACTGCTGATGATCCAAACAGCCTTAAAAATGACCTTAGTTCATATAAAACTGAACTTAATATTAGTAATGCAATTGTAAAAAGTGCAGAACAAGCAGACCCTCTTGGGTTACCATTAGTTGAGCATCTATTTGGGCAACCTGATACAAGTACAACATATGAACACGGAGAAGTTTTAGCACAAGGTGATCAGTTTCCTTCTCAACCAAATGAAGGTGAATATTTTGTAAGAAATGATTTTACTCCTAATAGGCTTTTTGTTAGACGAGGTAGCAAGTGGCACAGATTATACGATAATATCTCTGATCGAACTTGGAGTGATAGAACATATAACGCTAGTCAATTTATTAACAATGATGCTACTACAATCGTTGATAATAATGAGGTGCCAGAAAAACAGGCACTATCTAAAGTTATTAAACCAAAGAGTGATTTTTAATAATGGCACAACAATACTTTTACGATAAACAAATTAGAAGATACATACAACAGTTTATAAGACTGTTTAGTGGATTCAGTGTACAAATGGGTAAGAACGATAATGATCTTCCTATATATCAACAAGTACCTGTACGTTATGGTGACATTAATCGTATGGCGGCACACATAACAAGAGAAAACAGTGAGAACATTGTTAATACTGTTCCATTTATTAGTTGTTATGTAACATCATTAGATATGTTTGCTGAAAGACGTACATATCAAGATCATGTTGATAAGGTTCAAGTAAATGAAAAGAAATATGATGAAGTTACTGGAAAATATACTGAGGAATTAGGCAACCAATATACAGTTGAACGACACGCACCCGTTCCTTATATGTTAGTAATGAACTGTGACATTTGGACATCAAACACAGATCAAAAATTACAACTAATGGAACAAATACTAGTGTTGTTTAATCCAACATTAGATATTAGAACCAATGACAGCCCAGTTGATTGGACTTCTTTAAGTATGGTAGAATTAACTAATACATCATGGAGTACTAGAAGTGTAGGTTCAAGTGTTGATGATATCATTGACGTTGCAACTTTAACATTTAATATTCCTATATACATCAGCCCTCCAGCAAAATTAAAACAACAAAAGCTCATTCATACTATTATTAGTGAATTATATAACTTAGATGACCAAGACTTAGATAACTTTAAAGATAAAGAACCATTTAACACAGAAACATTAAAATATACTATTGTGACATATGAAAACAAAAAAGTTAATTATGAGAATGGAAATTTACAAATTTTAAATAAAAATGGATCACCATTAGATGACGATGGTTTAACACTAGAATGGGACAAAGTGTTACTACCATTTGGTGTATTAAGAAATGGAATAAGTCAATTAAGACTTAGAAAAAGCACTGATATTAATGATAATGATAATGACATAGTTGGTAGGTTAGACGCTCATCCTAGTGATCCTAGTCTTCTTACTGTTGATATAGATACTAGTACTTTACCCACAAATACACTAACAGCAATAGATGCTAATGTGGATCCTACTAAAAATTACCCAGGTGATGGAAGTGTGCCAAGTGCTGTTACAGGCCAACGTTATATTATTTTAAATAATACTCCTATAAATGCAGTATGGACAAACGTAGTTGCTAAAAAATATGATATTATAGAATATAACGGTTCTGCATGGATAGTTAGTTTTGATTCATCTACAATTTCTGAATCACATTACGTAACAAATGTTTCAAGCAGTGACCAACTTGAATGGAATGGCAAAGAATGGGTGAATAGTTATGAAGGAATATATAACGCAGGTTTTTGGCGAATATATCTCTAATTTTTAATATGATAATAGCAAGCGGTTGTATTTTTTTAAGCGTAGACACTGGCAGAGTAATGCTACAGCAAAGAAGTGGTGCTGTTAATCATCCTAGAACGTGGGGATTTTTTGGTGGGAAGAGTGAAGAAAATGAACGACCTATAGAGACATTATATAGAGAAATAGAAGAAGAAGTAGGATTAGTACCCGATATTAAAAAAGTTATACCCATAAACAAGTTCACAAGTCCTAATAAACGATTTATATATCATAGTTTTGTTGTTACAGTTCAAGATGAATTTATTCCTGTATTAAACAATGAAAGTGATGGATATTCTTGGGTTAAAATAGGTAATTGGCCTAGACCGTTACACCCTGGTGCAAAAATACAATTCAATTCAAAACAGTTTATTAAGAAACTTAAAACTGTTTACGAACAACAAGCAAAACAAAGACTATAACTTATTCAGTTATTCTCTTTTTCATACTAGCAACAAACTGCTCACGTAACCATTCAAAGTCATTAATTTTATTTAATTCATCTGTATTGTCTTTATGTTCAATTCCGTATGCTTTACCTTCTAATGCACCTTTAATACAGTAACGTCCAAAACGTCCACCATTATCAATTGTACACCATGCTTCTAGTCTTGCATCTGTTTCTTCTTGTTTTTGATTAGGGTTTACAGAACTTGCTAACTTTACACATTCACGGAATGCACTACGCCATGTTCTGTATGGGTCTTTATTAAATCTTGTGATATTTGATATATTAGCAACTGGTTGATAAAAAGATACACCTGTTGTATAATCTGGTAATTCATGCCCCATGTTAAGTAATTGCTCTTTTGGAAACAACTTAACACCACCATACCCATATTCTAAATCATTAATTGGGTTTCTAGCACTCCATACATATGTTGTATTTTTTCTACTACTCATTGGTGGAATAAAATCAAAACTAAAGTGTCCTGTTATATCTGCGTCTGCATCAACTATATAAACCATTTCTGTTTTTGCTAATTCACCTGCACGTTTATGTGCATTGCCAATACCTTCAACATTTTTTACGTGTTGAGCATCTTTAAATCTATTTCTTAGTTTTTGGAAATTTTCATCTGCTTCTGCTTCATGGAAACTAATCATGAATACATCAAATTCTGCTACATGATAACTTGATACAAGTTTGTTTTGTACTGTTCCATGTGATACACCATTAGTAGGAACTAATTGAATATCTCCCCAACTAACTGGTCTGTTTGTTCTTTTAACTACTCTAGGAAACGTATGAATTACAGTTTTAGCTATATTGTCACCTGGTCTATATTGCCATGGAAACTTTGGATTTACCTCAATATCATCAAATACTACCCAAATCATATCTGCTTTATCTTTATACACTGCCGCTGCTTCTAACAACGTATCTTCATCTGTTATTTTTATAGGTGTTTTAATAACTGGATATGAATTAAACATAAACCTTTTTAACCTATCCCAAGGTGTTACAACATTTTGTCCTTGGTATTCTCTTTGTATGTTGTGTAAATTAATCATTACAATCGCCCTTAACTGTATATGCACGTGTTCCTATATGTGCTATTCTGTCACTTAAATCGTGACTAATATGTACTTCGTGTCCATTTTCGTGTGCTAGATTACAAAAGTAAACATCTTCTCCTACTAAACTAGTATAGTCTTGATTATACTCAATCTTGTAATGAGGTCTAGAAATATTTTCGTATACTTCTCTTCTAACTAACATCATTCCACTTCCTACTGCCCAAACTTTTTCATTTCCTTTTCCTGTAAAAACTCTACTATCTAAATCATTTTTACTTTTAAATGCAACCGGTCTATGTGGTGGAACTCTTGTTGAATAATTTCCTGCTATAATATCTTTATCGGCTGCTAATAATATATTTAGCGTATCTACTGGAAATTGCATATCTGCGTCAATCCACATTATATGACTACAATCTGTTTCTAATGCTTGATCTACAAGTTGTTGTCTTTGCATTGCTACTTCACTACCCATATTAAAATGTAAGGAAGTAGCAAGTCCAGTTTCACCACACTTTTTTTGAAGCATGGCTAAACTGTACGCGAAAACCGCTGTAACTTGATTCTGCACAGGAACACATATTGCTACATTTGCGGAATTGTTCTTTTTATAATGATAGTTTGTTGTACTAACCATTAATTACTTTTCAGATGCTAACTCTGATTGTAGTTCTGCTTCTATTTGTTGAACTTCGTAATTAAGTTGTTTAGCTATTGAAGTAGCCGATTTAACACATGCGGCAAATGCTTCATCTTCCAAAGATACCATATAACTCATGTGTTCTGGTTGTACTTTACCAAGTGTTAAAATATCAATAGCCGCTAGTTTTGCTAGTCGGTTTACCCAATATTCTTCTTCTGTAGATTCAATGTCTTTTGTTAGTGCGTCAACATCGTGTTCTGCACTAAAGTCTTTATAAATTTCTTCTAAGATTTGTAAGTCTGGGTGTTGTGTTTCTCGAGCCTGCATAAGCTCTTGGGTTAGTACTTGTGCCTTCCTAGCTGGTGTGGGATGTGCACCAAGTACAAACGTTTCAATTTCAAAACGTGTTCTAATACTCATTGTTTTCTCCTGTGTTGAGTTTACTTCTTATGTAACTTTATTTTAATGTTTAACAACAACGCTGCGATTGGCAGCGTCATTGTTAAGATGTTATATATTAACCGTGCGATCCAGTCGGGTTAGGGTTTTGCCATCCACCGAAAGTTGCCGATAGTTTAATATTTGTTGTCACCGATGGTGAGATGTAGTTACCTAATTGACTTAGTGAAACTGCTCCACTAAGACTAAAATAGTTACGTACTGTACCCATTGTCATCGTTGCGCCTGTTGCTGGTAATGCCATATTATTTGACTCCTTCTTGCGTGTAATTAACGTTAATCACAAACATATGTTTGCTATTATATTTATCTAAATGCCTCTGGCATAGTGTTAGTATATTATACTTAATCTTTGTTGAATGAATCTCGTTCTGCGTCACTTTGCCAGAACGCCGTCAGCCAATCTATTTGTTTTTGTTGTTCTTTAATTGCTTCAATTAGTACACCTACTACATTTCCATATGCTACTGACTTCATTCCTTCAGCATCTGTGTGTACTACTTCTGGAAGAACTTTTTCTACTTCTTGTGCTATAACACCTGTGCTATGTCTTCCATCCTTTTCAAACTTAACACCTCTTAAAGCATTAACTATGTCTATAGGTTTATTAATTGTTTCTATGTTTCTTTTTAATCTCTCATCTGAGTATGCTGTAACGTCACCTGTTGCTGTAATATCACCTGTAACTTCTAACCCTGAAGTAGTAAGTAACATTTGTTGAGCATTATCTATTTTAAAGTTTATTCCTGAATCTGCTTGAGAGTTGCCTACGTCTGTAGAAATACATAACTTTCCCATAAAAGGTTTAATGTCATGAATAACTCCTGGAGATGTAGATGTATCGTTTAAACGAAGTGTTGGATCAGCGTCAGCGGCTTCAATTCTACCTGCACCAGATAAACTAGAACCAAATGGTAATGTTCCAACTAACAGAATATCAGAAATATTCATTTCGCCAGTGTATGAGCCACTCATTTCAAATTCTGTAGTATTTAATGTTAGTCCGTTACCTGCTGTATATGTTGTGTTGCCTGTGTTAACATAGTTACTAGCATCAATGGTTCCTGCAGATGCTGAAGTCCAATCAATATGTTCATCTGCTACAAAGCCTGTTAGACCGTCGTGTGTAAGATTATTGATTAATGTTGTGTTACCACTAACTAAATTAGTCATAGTAGTAACGTGATTTGCATCATCACCTAATGCCGCGGCTAATTCATTTAATGTGTCTAATGTTCCTGGAGCCGCATCAACTAATGCATCAATCTTTGTTTGTGCCCTAGCATCTGCT